ACAGTCACCGTCACGTCAGGGTCGATGCTCGCAGCGGCCTGCAGGCTGGCGGCGTCGGTGCCGACATAGGCCACCGTCTTGCTGCCCTTGACGATGGTCAGCGTCTTGCTTGCGCTTGTGTAGGCGGCGGTCCAGGCGTTGTAGTAACTGCCCGGCGCCTTGCTCGTAACCGTGATCTTGTTCGTGTCGAGCACGATGGTTGCGTTGACGGCAGACGGGCCGAACGCACGCTGCACGACCAGCTCGGACCCGCCACAGTTGAAGAACGTCTCCGCGGCGTCGTACATGTCCACGCCACCGGAACGGGCACCGTAAGTGTTCGCGTAGTCGCGCAGGTTACGTACGATGCGCGGCGCGTCGGTCGGGCCGAACTGCGTCTGCCCGGCGACGATGAACCGGGCGGCGCGAGGGCCAGCCGGTGCAGTCAGCCCAGCAACCGTGCCGGTGGTGATAGTGATGCGGTCAGCCATTGGCTGTCTCCTTCTTGCGGGCGGGCTTCACCGGCTCGGCGGCCGGTACAGGTTCGGGCGTGGCGGGCACGCTGACAGACACACGCGACACGGGCGCGCTCCTTCAAGGGGTTTGAGTTACGGGATCGGCTGGGAAGCGTCGAACACGGTCACGGACTGGTCGACGGCGTCGATGTCCTCGGGCGGGTCAAGATCGGTCAGGGTCTCGGTGACACGGGCGCGGAACTTCAACGTCCCCGCGGCCAGCGGAACCCCGGCGCGAGTCTCCGACGCCGCGCCCGTGGCCTCCGGTCGACCCTTCGGGCTGATGTCGATGTCGTCGGTCAGACCGGACGCGCGATAGATGCACTCACGCACCGCCAGCAGGAGCCGATCGCGGTCCTTGCTGGCACCCTCGGCGTCACCATGCACCCGGTGGTCGCAGGCGACGATGACCTCGATGTCGTAGGCGAACCACCAGGTGTCGGTGGTCACCTGACGCTCGTCGCCGGAATCTGTGGAACGCACAACCACAGCCGGGAAGTCGGTGATGTCCTGCAGACCGTCAGCCAGCAGGAACGCGACCCCCGCCGGGTCAGGGGAAGTCAGACCGTTGCCGGCCAGATGCGCGGCCAGGCGCGGCGGCACGGCTACCTCAAGGTAGGTGCGGATCGCCTCACGAATGTATTCGTGGCCCTTCATCGCAGTGCCTCGCCCAGGTGGTCGCGGACCACGTCGACCCATTCGCGTCTCTCGGCGGCGCGCAGCGGAGGCACCGAGATCCGCGGTGGGGTGCTGCCGTGGCCGACCGTGTTGAGGATCGCCACATTCCAGACGCGGCGATCCGACTTGGGGGCGCCGAACGCGGCGCCCTGCTTGCGCTGCCAGATCGGCCTGCGACCCGAGATACCTTCACGCATAATACCGGTCTGCACCAGCGGCGAGACGCCTTCCCTGATCGTGGACGGAGCACGCGGTGCCCACCTGCCCCACCCGTTCGTGTCGAACACCGAATCCTGGCGGGCATCGAACTTCGCGCCCAGCGTGTCGAACGTCGGGCTGATGTCCGATGCGGCGGCGCTGAGTCCGTCGAGCGCACGTTCAACGGACTTCATGCCGATGACGTTGCTGGCCATCAGGCGAACCCGGGCGCGTAGCGCAACTGGATGCTGACCAGCGTGCGACGGTCAGCCTCACCCATGATCCGCGACAGCATCTGCGGACTGGCCGTGTAGGACAGACCTTCCGGCCCGGCATACTGCGCCCGGTCCTCAGGGTTCGTGAACCACTGCGCGGCGATGCGCAGCGCGATGCCCTTGACGATCAGCAGGTCGTTCGGGTCGATCGTGTAGTCGTCGCCGGTGACGTCGAACCCGACCACATCCCACACCAGCGCCGTGGCGAAGTCCACCGCGGCCTGCGCGGCCGGGTCGTCCTTCGTCGAGATCGTGCGGTGCAGGTGGTTCTCCAGGTCGGTGACCGTGACGAGTCCGCCCTCAACCGGCAGTGGCATCGGTGGCCTCCTGGTGATGGTGGGCGGCGAGGAACGTGTCCTCGGTGATGACGTGGGACTTGTGGTGGCCGATCTTCACGCCCGTGTGGACGTGGACCGGGATTCCGAGTGCGGCCAGCCGCAGGCAGAACGTCAGATCCTCCCCGACCGGGTCGGGTCCGTTCTGCGTCTCCTGAAAGAACGGGAACGCCTCGTTGAAACCGCGCTCGGATATCGCCTTGATCGCGGTTCGATGAATCAGCAGGAACGCCGCGCCCGTAGCGGCCACCTGCATGACAGCATCCGGCTCGTAGCGGGGCAGCCGGATCGTGGTCAGCCGTCCGTCGATCTCCGCGAAATGGTAGATCGTCGGGAACGGTTTACCGTTGCTCATCCCGAAGCACAACCCACCGATCACCGGCATCGTCTTCGGGTCGGCGGTGTCCAGCAGCACATCAATGTCACGCGGGTCCCACTGCATATCCGAGTCGACCCACAGCAACCAGTCGGCGTCGTTGCGGTCGAGGAACCGCTGCGTGACGGTGTTGCGCGACGCGGAGACGTTGGCGCTCGACCACTCCTGATAGATGTTCCTGATCCGGCGTCGTCGGTTCTGATCCCAGAACAGCGAAGCGATCAGCGACTCGGTGAAGTAGGACGACACCTGGCCGGGATGGATGTATGCGATGCAGACGGTCTTCTTGGCGCTCATGCCGTCCACCGCTCTGGCTGCTCAACGGTGTACCCGTAGCGCTCCAGTAGTTCGACCGCCCACGCGATCTTGTCGTCGATGCGCTGCCCCGAAGGCTGCGACGTTGACCACAGTTCGAGGTTCTCGGGGCGGTTTGCCTTACCGACCTTCGTTGATACCGGCGACCCACATTCGACGCACGCACGCACTTCTCGCTCCTCTGTGTAGTTGTCCTCTGCTGGCGGGGTGGGGGCATGGCGAAGGCCCCGGGTCACAGAGGAAACCCGGGGCCTTCTCGGCGGTTGCTTATGCCGCCTGCCCATTGTGTGCTATCAGGCCTTCAGGGCGCGGAACGCATTCTGGTCGGAGACGTTCGAGCCAACCCTCTTGTACGCGACCAAACCGCGCTTCCCAACAGGCAGGCCGTCGCCATCGACCACGTTCTGCACGAACTCGACGTTCACGCCAAGGCGGTCGTAGATGACGAACTGGCTGAAGTCGCCAAGCACGATCAGGTGGTTGCCCGACGTGGTGGCAGACGCCATCGCGGACGCCTTGACCACCGGCAGCTCCAGCAGCTCGCGTTGGCTGGTCAGCATCTCGGAGACGATCACGGCACCAGTGCCGATGATCTGCTGGTTGATGGTGAGGCGGGTCGCCTTGTTCATCAGCCAGGTCGCGGTGTCCTCGTACCGCACCGGCAGCGCGTTCAGAAGAGCGAGCGTGTCGGCAGCCGAGGCGCTGGTGAAACTGCCCCGCGTGGTCGCGGTGACAGTCACGCCGGCGGTACCCGACAGGCAGGTGACGATGCCCTTGGGGGCGTCGCTTCCAGAACCCGAAACGAAGGCATCGGACTCGGCGAAGTCGATCGCCTCGCCGATCAGCGTCGGGATCTGCGTGAGGAAGTTCGAGTCTTGGAAGATCTCGAACGAACCGGTCACGTACGCGGTCAGCATGGCCGCATCGACCACAACCTCGCCAGTGGTCGGGCTGCCGTCGGTGAACGCCGAACCCTCGCTCTTCCACGCAGTGGTGACACCTGCCACGGTCACGCCGTGCCACTTGTCCTGAGTGCCGGACTCCACTCGCGAGATCCGGCGAACCGGGTTCTTGCTGGCGGTACCGGTGTGGATCAGCGTCGGGTCGAGCAGGAACGGCAGCGCGTATCCACCGTTGGCGCTGGTCAGCGACATCGAGGCACGAACGGACATCGCCTCTTCGGCGGTGTAGACGGGGCTGCCCTGTGACTTCATGTAGGACCGGAAGGCCTGCATGTAGTCCGGCGAACCGGTCAGCATCATGCGCCGCGCGATCTCCGGGTGATCCTCGACCAGGACGGTCGCCTGCTGGCGAGCCTCATCGCTGACGCGGGCCAGGCCGCGGTACGAGGTCTGCTCGATAGCGGTCAGGGCGCGCTCCTGCACGTCCAGCTCGGAAGCGAACCGCAGCGAATCAAGGTCATCCCACGGATTCTTGCGGCTGCCGACGGACAGGCTGCCCCACTTGGCGCGGGACTGCGCGGTGCGCTCGGCGCGCTCCTCGGCGATCTGGGCATCAGCGAGGTCGCGGCGGAGCTGGACGTGCTCGGTGTCCAACTCGTCCCAACGGGTCTGCTGATCTTCGGACAAAGGCTGCTCTCCGGCTGCCTCATGGATGCTGCGGCGCTCGGCGTCGATCTCGTCGAGCCGGGCACGCAGTTGGGCTGAAGTCTGCACTTCAGTTCTCCTTCGTGTAGTTGAGAAACGCCTCGCGCCTTTGCGCGTGCGTCAGTCCCACCGGGTGGCTCGTCGCCGGCGCGGGGGCGGTATCTGCGGCGCCTTGCTCCGAGGTGCCCGAGCGGGCGGCGTCGGAGGGAAGGGGTGCAGTATGTGGACGAGCGCGGCTCACCGTCTCGACCCGCTCGGGGTCACGGGAGCGCAGCCGCTCGTAGAACTCGTCGGTCGTTGACCGCTGCATGGTCGCCGACGTGTTCGGGTTCGCGGGGAAGGTGACAGGGCCGAACTCGATGAGCCGAACCTCTTTGATGCGCCGCTCGGGCAGCCCCTTCGGGTTGTAGTCCGACGGCTCGGGTGCGTCGTTCCACTCGTCACGCACGACAACCATTCGCATGGAAGCGCCGTAGACACCGGCCTCAAACCCTGGCAGCAGGTCACGGTTATAGGACGTGTCGAACAGGTCAACCACGCCCACGGCTGCGTCGGCGTCCTCCCGAAGGTCGGGGATGCTGCCGAGCACCTTGTCGCCGATGCTCGGGTCGAAGCCGTGATCGAACAGCGACCTTACCCGGTCGCCCGACTCCTTCATCGTCTTCGCAAAGGCGCCACGGTCAACCGACTCCATGAACTCGCCTTCAAAGAACGAGGCGATGTGGTACCAGTTGCCGAACTCGCAGAAGCGCACGTCCACCGTGCCGAGTCCGGTGTCGCTGCGCTTGGCCTTCAGGCTCCCCGACGGCGCGAAACGCACCACCTCGAAGCCGGTCAGGGTATCCATCAATTGCCTCCCGAAGTCGGGGTCGTTGTGGTCTTCTCGTTCGGAACATCGCCCCACGCCACGGGCGGCAGATCCTCGATCTGGCGAACCTCGTTGACGGTGCGCCAACGATCGGCCAACGCCTTGCTGTGCGCCTCGAAGCGCGCCAGCGTGGTTGATTCGAGGAAGGCGTCGCGGTTCAGCCGCGCGTACTGCGGCGCTGGCAGCATGCTGGTCAGCACCCGGTCGGCCCGGCGCATCCAGCGGTTGAGGGTCAGCGTGAGGAGATCCGACCTGCGCTCCTGAACTGTCGTGTAGGTCATTGAGCCGCCGGTCTCGTAGCCCAGCGTCTCGGCCATCGCAGGGCCGAAGATCCGGGCGCACTGCGCCTCGGTGAACCGCTGCGTCTCCAGAAACTGCGACTCCTCCGGCGTGATCTGGATCGGCTTGTAGTCCCACCCTTTGCCCAGCACGGCCGGCTCCCTGGTGCCCTGGAACAGCGACATCCACCGCTGTTTCACGGTCGTGGCCTGCGCCTTGTCCAGATCCTTCTCGGAGTTGACCAGCAGCGCCGAAGGGTGGCCGCCGTCACTGAACCACTGCGAGCCGTACTGAGATGACGCGAGCGACGTTCCGATCTGCACCGCGTGGCGCTCGATCGGGGACTGCCCGAGGAGGTTCCCGGTCATCGGGTTCACCCGCAGATGCACGAAGTCGGCGGCAGGCTCGAACCGCTTACCCTTCACCATCCAGACGACTTCGCCGTCGATCTTCATCGGACGTACGTCGTCGGGGTGCAGCCACGAGATGCCGATCGGGCGCCCCGTGCGGTCGCGCATCGTCACGACGCCGTAAGCGTTGCCCCGGTACAGCCACGAGGTCAGCAACTGATACATCCAGTCCTCGATGCCCTGGCCGTCGCCGCCTGGATCTTCGAGCCAGCCCGGGAACGACAACTGCCGGCGGTCGCTGCCGGTGCCACGGAACACGTCGATCGGCAACTCGGACGCAACCGAGCTGATGAGGTCGATGGACGTTCCGACCGCGATCGACCGCAGAGCGGACTCGCCGTTAGCGTTCACGCTGGCGAAGTTCACCGACGGCACCGGGTAACTGTCGGGCCACTGGAACGAGCGCGGCTCTGCTCCGCGACGAGGCGCCGAACGCGCCCCACTGAACAAACCCATCACAGCCGCCGATCGAGAGCCAACAGGAACCCGCCGGCGGCGATCACGCCGAGGCCGGGCAGAATCCACGCCGCGCCGGCGATCACCAACAGGGCGCCGAGGACGCCGGGGATGTACCTCACGCGGCCTCCTCTCACCAGATGTTCTGGATGGGGTCGTAGGGGTCTTCAGCGGTCATTCCGTGCCGCAGGAACAGGGCGTGCGCGCCGGTCACCAGCCGCAGCGGCATCGAGTCCACATCCACCCGTTCGCGTTCCCACGTCCAGGCGTCCACGACCTTGTGCCGTTTCGCCGCCGCGAGCGCCATGTCGATCCGCGGGTCGGA